ACTTTGGAAAATGATATTTAAATCAGACTTCAATGTTTTAGTAATTGCAACCAAACAAGACGTTGCAAAAAATCTTGTAACTAAAGTAAGAGTTATGAATGAAAACTTACCTAAATGGTTAAAGGGTACTACATTAGAAGATAATAAACTTTCACTGCGATATGGTAATGGTTCACAAATTAAAGCTATTTCATCTAAAGGTGATGCAGGTAGATCAGAAGCCTTATCATTACTAATATTTGATGAAGCAGCATTTATAGACAAGATAGACGAAATATGGACAGCAGCACAACAAACATTAGCAACTGGTGGAGATTGTATTGCATTATCTACACCAAATGGAGTTGGTAATTGGTTTCATAAACAATGGGTAGATGCAGAAGCCGGAGGAGAATTTAATACTATAAAATTACATTGGACAGTACATCCTGATAGAGATGATGTTTGGAGAGCAAAGCAAACAGAATTATTAGGTGAAAAAAATGCAGCCCAAGAATGTGATTGTGATTTTATTTCATCTGGACATACAGTTGTCGATGGTGAAATATTACAATGGTATGATCAAACATATATTAAAGATCCAATAGAAAAAAGAGGGTTTGATGGAAATTATTGGATTTGGGAATATCCAAATTATTCAAAAAATTATATGGTGGTAGCTGACGTTGCAAGAGGAGATTCAACAGATTATTCAGCATTTCACGTGTTTGATACTGAACAATGTAAACAAGTTGCAGAATATAAAGGAAAGATAGGAACAACAGAATATGGTAACATGTTAGTATCTGTTGCAACTGAGTACAATAATGCATTATTAGTTGTTGAAAATGCAAATATTGGATGGGCATCAATACAGGTAGCATTAGATAAAGGATATACTAATTTATACTATTCTTATAAACAAGATGGATATTTAGATGAAGAGATACACTTAAAGAAAAATTATGATCTTAAGAAAAAATCTCAAAAAGTTCCTGGATTTTCAATGACGTCTAGAACTCGTCCTTTAGTAATTTCTAAATTAGAAACTTATTTTAGAGATAAAACTCCTATAGTACATAGTAAACGATTGATTGATGAATTATTTACATTTATTTGGTTAGGTCATAGAGCAGAAGCTTCAAGAGGATATAATGATGATTTGGTAATGTCTTTTGCAACTGGGCTATGGATGAGAGATACTGCATTAAGATTGCAGCAACAAGGAATGGACTTAAATAGAAAATCATTAGGAGGTATTGGTAAATCTGAAGGCGTGTATACAAATACCAGAGACTTAAAAGGTACAGGATGGAAATGGGAGAACGGAGATAAAGATGACTCAGATTTAACCTGGCTTTTATAAAAATAACATATTTATAATAAATAAAAAAAATTATGGCAAATACAACATTACGATCACGATTAAAAAGACTTTTTTCTACAAATACAATAGTACGTAGAATAGGAAAAAATCGTCTACAAGTTGTGGACTCAAATAAGTTACAATCATTAGGTAGCATGAAGAATACTAAATATATTGATAGGTTTTCTGGAATGCATACAAATAAAATGGGATATAATACTTATAATCAATCTCATAACTTTCATTCATCTAAACTAGAATTATTTTCAGATTATGAGGCAATGGATTTAGATCCAGTTATTTCATCAGCGTTAGATATATATGCAGATGAATCAACAGTCAAAGATGCAGACGGTGATACATTAACAATATCAAGTCA